TTTAACTTGTATATTTTTCCATATACCATTTTAAGATTATAGGCTGAATAGTTATCTCTAGAATTATCACCATATTGGTAATTAATATTTGCTATTGTTTGATTTGTAGCAATAATACTAGCAATTAAGCATTTTGTATTTGCAGCAAGAGAGAAATTTGGATAAAGCCAATGTAAATTATCAATGTTATTGTAATCAGATGGATTTTTTGGAACAAAAATAGGTGTATTACTGCCTACTGAAAAGAATGATGCATTTTCACCAGAACTAATAATATTACCTCGTATGTTATTGATAGTAATTTTATTTGTTAATAAAAATGGCGTAAAAGTATTAAAAATCAAAAATATTTTATTTCTAATTAAATTAGTATTGGGAATATTTTCAAATTCAATAAGAAGAGGTAAATTTAAAGTAGATAAAATATTGATATTAGTGTTAATTCCAAAGAATTCTTGAAAACCATTAGTTTTATTTAAAGCATTTGCTGAAGCTTCAGTTAAATAAACCTGATCTAGTTTTGTATTGTTTTTAAAGACATTATTACCAATTTGTTTAATTGAATTAGGAAAGAAGATGTGATTAAGTCTTACGCAATTTCTAAATGCTTCGTCTTCAATTACTTCAACAGAGTCTTGATGGAATTCGATGGTTTTTAATAAATTACATTTGTTAAATGCATTATTAGTAATTCTTTTTAATGTACTAGGAAAATAAAAATGATTAAATTTACTATTAAAAAAAGCAAATTCACCAATGTAATTTAAATTTGGACTAATATTAATCGATACTAAATTTTTACAATTAAAAAATGATCTATCACTAATTACATTTACATTACTAATATTAACATTATCTAAAGAAATGCATTCCTCAAATACATTATTAGAAATACTTGTCAAACTAATAGGTAAATTAATATTTTTTATAAAAATACAATTACTAAATGAAAATTGATCAATAGATGTTATGTTACCATTAATAACTATATTACTAAGTTGAGTACATTTATTACAAGTAAATTCAGGAAGATTTATAATTCCAGTACCAAATGTAACATTTCTTAATGAAAAACAACCTGAAAAAATAGAACTACCAAGTTCAATAACTGAATCAGGTAAATTGATATCAATAATATTTTTACAGTCAAAAAAACATGAACTTCCAATATCAATTAAATTATCTGGAATTTGAATTGTAGATAACAAATTACAATTTCTAAATGCATTATCTTTAATAGAGGTTAATGATGAATTAGAATTTATATTAACAGTTTGGAGATTTATACAATTTAAAAAGCACGAATCTTCAAGAGTTCTTGTTGAATTAGTAATATTTATAGTGGTAATTTTATCACAATTTTTAAAACAATTCTGACTTATAGATAGTAAATTTTCAGATAGTGTAATATCTTCAATACCAGAACTTTCAAATACATTACTACCAATTGAAGTTACAGTATTAGGTAAATCAATTTGTTTAAGATTTGGACAATTTTTAAAGACAGAATCACCAATTTCTTGTAAATTATCACCAAGTTCAACGATACTAAGGTTTTGACAATTTAAGAAGACTCCATTTGGTATAGTATTAATATTATTAGAAAAATCAAATCTATTTAATGAGTTACAATTTTTAAAACAATCAATACCAAAATTAATTAATTTATTAGAAGTGTCTAGACTAGTTAAAGAAGTGCAATTTTCGAAAGCATTATTACCTATTGTTTCTAAAGAGTCTAGGTTTTGTAAAGAAATAATGTTAGAACAATTAAAAAAGGCAAAACTATCAATGGTCTTAATATTAAAAAGATTTGTTACAGTATTTAAATTAGTACAACCAGAGAAAGTGTATTGATCTATTAAGTTAAGTGAAAGTGATAGATTGACATCATTAAGAGAGAGACAATTTTCAAAAGAATTATTACCTAGAAAATTGAGAGAGTTCGGGAAATCAATGGATATTAGATTAGATCCTGAAAATGCTGCAATACCAGATGTTAAAAGTCCTCGATCTTCAAAATATACATATAATAAATTAGAATTATTAAAGAATTGATAGTCAGGAATAGATTCTACTAGATATGAAATAAAAGCATTTCCACTAGAGTCTATAAAAAAATCCCTTCTCCATTTATCAGGTAAGACGACATCTTCGATAATAATTTCAGGTTCAACAAAAATGGATCTATTGACCGAAGGTTTTGTATTTCTAATATATTCAGCATATCTCATTCTACCAGAAATACTTGGATCATTACCATAAGTTTTTAATTTACTATAATTAGAAATCGAACAAGACTCTGGTCTTTTATAAACAATTTTACCGTTTTGTTTTGTTTGAATAATATTACAAAATTTGTTAATGTTAAAATTAGAATTAGACATTTTTATATATTATTACAATAAAAAAACATGTAAATTTTATTTTTATTTGTTTTTCAGTAATTATTTATATTTTTTTGTTTTATATATTGTTTAAGAGAATGAGTCATTGCTAATGGACATTTCATCATCATCGTCATCGTATTCAAAATCAACATCATCATCATGTTGATATTGTATAAATCTTTCAGCTAATCCAAAACCAAATTCTTGTAAACTATTTTCAATTCTCTCATTTTTTTTTTCTGGGAAATATTTGATAAGTTTAATTAAATTGTCAATATCCCACATTTCAATTTCATCCTTAATCATAGTAACAGCAGTTTCTCTATCAATTTCATTCAAAGGTTTTTTTGGAGGTTTTTCTAATATTGGAGCACGACATAAGGGGCAAGTATGGCTTAATTTTAAATGATCATGAAGACAAGTTAAACAGAATTTATGGCCACAAGCAGTAGATGAAAATTGATTAGATAAATTATCGATACAAATAGCACACTTATCTTTGACTTGGTTATTTTTACAAGATGAAGCGGAACTTGTTTTTTCTTTTTTTCTAGGAGTCAAGATATTGATTTGTACATCTTCAGTAGCATTAGGATGTCTAGAACCTCTGGTTGTGTTGACGTTATTACAACAAGACATAATTAAGATTGAATACTTTAATTTTGGTAATTGGTAATTTGATATTTTTTAAAAAAAGTAAAAAAAATCAAAAACAATCAATTTTATGTATTTTTGGTTTTTTTATAAAATTGAATGAAAAATAAAATAAAATTATATAAAAAATAGGTAACTGTAAATATTATGTCTGGTGAAAATTTATCTGAACAATATCAACAAAAGACTGATAAAGAGCATATATTAGATAATCCTGATACATATATCGGATCAATTGAGAATGTGGATGCAAATATGTGGGTCTATGATGATGAAACAAAAAGTATAAATTTAAAAACAATAGAATATATACCTGGTTTATATAAATTATTTGATGAGGGAATAGTAAATAGTAGAGATCATGTAGTAAGGATGATAAATTCACCAATATTAAATAAACACTTTGTATCACAAATAAAAGTAAATATAGAAAAAGATGGAAAAATTGAAATAATGAATGATGGAAATGGAATTGATATAGCAAAACATCCAGATTATGATATATGGATACCAGAAATGATATTTGGTCACTTAAGAACATCTACAAATTATAAAAAAAATGAAAAAAGAATAGTAGGAGGAAAAAATGGTTTTGGTTTTAAATTGGTATTAATATGGTCATTATATGGTAGAATAGAGACGGTAGATCATATAAGAGGATTAAAATATGTCCAGGAATTTAAAGATAATTTAAATGAATTGTGTCCTCCAAAAATAACAAAAGTTAAAAGTATGAAACCATATACAAAAGTGACCTTTATACCAGACTATAAGAGATTTGGTATAGAAGGAATGACATCAGATTTAGAAAGTCTATTAAAGAAACGCGTATATGATATAGCGGCGGTTACAGATCATTCAATAAAAAAGGTAAAATTATATTTTAATGAGGAAGAAGTAAAAATATCAAGTTTTTCACAATATATTAATATGTATATTGGTGGTAGATCGGACTATAAAAGAATTCATGAAAAAAATGAAGAACGTTGGGAATATGCGGTATGTTTATCTCCAACACATGAATTTGCTCAGGTATCATTTGTAAATGGGATATGTACGTTTAAAGGAGGAAAACATGTGGATTATGTATTAAATCAAATCATAAAAAAATTATCAGATTACATAGAAAAAAAGAAAAAAATAAAAGTGAATTCAACAACAATAAAAGAACAGATAATGTTATTTGTGAGATGTGATATAGAGAATCCATCATTTGATAGTCAAACAAAAGATTATATGAATACACCAGTATCAAAATTTGGATCAACGTGTGTAGTAAGTGATTCATTTATTGAAAAAATAGCAAAATTAGGAATAATGGAGACTGCATGTAGTTTGACAGAAGTAAAGGATCAGAAGCTTATTAAAAAAACAGATGGAAGCAAAACAAAGAATATAAGAGGAGTACAAAATTTAATAGACGCAAATTATAGTGGAACACAGAACTCCAAGGATTGTATTTTAATTTTATGTGAGGGACTTAGTGCATTATCAGGAATAGTTTCCGGACTATCTAGTGATGATAGAAATACAATAGGTATATATCCATTAAAAGGTAAGTTATTAAATGTAAGAGGAGAACAAATAAAAAAGATAGCTGACAATAAAGAAATTACAGAAATAAAGAAAATATTAGGACTGGAAAGCGGAATGGTATATGAGACAATAAATGATGTACATAAAAATTTAAGATATGGCAAAGTAATGATTTTATGTGATCAGGATACAGATGGTTCTCATATAAAAGGTTTGTGTATTAATTTATTTCACAGCGAATGGTCATCATTAGTTAAAATACCAGGTTTTATTTCATTTATGAATACTCCAATTTTAAGAGCAAAGAAAGGAAACAATATTAAATTATTTTACAATGAAGGTGAATATTTAAATTGGAAAAATTTAAATGATACAAACGGATATACAATAAAATATTTTAAAGGTCTAGGGACATCAACATCAAAAGAGTTTAAAGAATATTTTGCCAATAAGAAGATAGTTGATTTTGTTTATACAGGTCCAGATTGTGACGATACCATAGATAAAATATTTAATAAAAAAAGATCAAGTGAAAGAAAAACATGGTTAGAGAATTATAACAAGGATTCGTTTTTAGATACAAGTAAAAAAAGTGTAAAATATGATGAATTTATAAATAATGAACTTATTCATTTTAGTTCATATGATTGTGCTAGATCTATACCTAATATGGTAGATGGTTTAAAGATTTCTTTAAGAAAAATATTGTATTGTGCATTTAAAAGAAAATTACAAAGTGAAATAAAAGTTGCTCAATTTTCAGGTTATGTATCAGAACATAGTTCATATCATCACGGTGAGGCAAGTTTAAATGGAGCAATTGTAAATATGGCACAAACTTTTGTTGGATCAAATAACATTAATTTACTGATGCCAAATGGTCAATTTGGTACTCGACTTCATGGAGGAGATGACAGCGCATCAGAGAGATATATATTTACTCAGTTAAATGCAATAACAAGATCTATATTTCCAGAATTAGATGATAATGTATTAAATTATTTAAATGATGATGGCACTGTAGTTGAGCCAGAATACTATGTTCCTATAATTCCATTTGCATTAATAAATGGTATATCAGGAATTGGTACTGGATTTTCCTGTAACATTACTCCGTTTAAACCAGATACGATATTAGAATATTTAAATAATAAATTGACCAATAAATCAAATAGTAATGTAGTATTTACTCCATATTATGAAGGATTTAAGGGGTCGGTCGAAAAATGTAAAGATGTAGAGAATAAATATTTAATTAGGGGTATATATGAAAAGATAGACAATGATACTGTTCTTATTACCGAATTACCAGTAGGTACATGGACAATGCCATACACAAGCTTTTTAGAGACACTTATGGATGGTCATACAGATAAGAATGGAAAAAAAGTTCCTCCAGTTATTAAAGATTTTAGTTCATTATCAACAGAAGTAAATGTCCGATTTAAGGTAACATTTCCACGTGGTAAATTAAAAGACATTGAAAACAATGTAGATGTAAGTGGTATAAATGGAATTGAAAAATTATTGAAATTAACAACAACTGTAAGTAATACAAATATTCATATGTTTAATTCTGAATGCAAACTTAGAAAATATAATACAGTTTCAGAAATTATTGATGATTATTACAATGTTAGAATTTCTGTATATGATAAAAGAAAAACTGCATTAATTAATTCATATGAATGTAAATTAGTAAAATTATCTAATAAGGCAAGATATATTTTAGATACATTAAATGATAAGATTGATTTACGAAAAAAAAATAATGCAACTGTTAATAATATGCTTGAACAAATGGGTTTTGATAAAATAGAAGACAATTATAAATATCTTATTAAAATGCCTATGGATTCAGTTACAAATGAAAATGTTGAACAAATATTAAAAGAAAAGAATGATACAGAAAAAGAATTATTAGTATTAAAATCAACAACTCTAGAAAAGATGTGGTTAGATGAATTGAAAAACTTTGAAAAGGAGTATAGCAAATATAAAATTCATAGAGAGAAATTACAAACAACAGAAAGTGTAAAAATGAAAACCGTTAAGAAAAAAAAATAAAAACTTTTCAAATTAAATCAATTATAGAATTTTGAAATATTAGGAAAATTTATAAGTTGCATATTTATAACTTATAAATTAAAATTATTTGGCATGAAGTGATGTCCATTCTTTGGCTAAATTATCATGCTCTTCTTTATTTTCTAAATATTTTTTTGCTATATCAGGTACTAAAGGATCACTAGGATTTGGATCATTTAATAAACTTGATAATGATAATAAAATCTTAGTAATGG